CTAAACCTTGGGAAAAGAACCCTCCCACCTGGGAAGACACAGCACCTTCGGAGTATGAACCAAATGACTAAAGACAAAAAAAGACATCAAGTTAAATCTAGATGGTATTATATCTTTTGGGGTACTGCTACAGTAACAGTATTTGCTGGTCAGATGTATGTGGGAGGAGGTTTCCGTAGAATGGCGGAAAGTCTTGATAATGTATTAAATGCTCCTATCATATTGGATTTTGGTGATGACCCAAGACATAATCCTATGACCCAACAACACCCAATGGTAATAAGATGAAACTAGAATGGCCTACAATAATATTCATGTTAGCAATGCATTATCTTGCTATCGTCGCATTACAACCACAGTATTGGAGTTGGGGTGCAATTGTAGTATTCTTTTTTCTTTCTGTATTGACTGGATGTCTTGGAGTTACTCTGGGGTATCACAGATTGTTATCACATAGAGCATTTAAGGCACCAAGATGGTTAGAAAGGTTCTTTGCTACTTGTGGTGCATTGAGTGCAGAGTATGGACCTATTGAATGGGTAACAGTGCATCGTGAGCATCATAAGTATTCTGATACAGACTTAGACCCACATGATATTAATAAAGGATTTTGGTGGGCTCATTTTGGGTGGATGATGGTTGATGTTCCTGCACTTGAGGATAAATCTAAACTTGCACCGGATTTAGTAAGAGACCCTTATTATATGTGGTTACATGATTACTATTTGTGGTTACAACTTCCATTAGGATTATTGCTCTATTCACTAGGTGGATGGGCATTTGTGCTATGGGGAATACCCCTACGTTTAGTAGCAGTATATCATTTGACTTGGTGTATTAATTCTGTTGCTCATACATGGGGAACACAACCACTTGATAGTGGAGATAATTCTCGTAACAATCCTATACTTGGAATAATTGCCTTTGGAGAAGGGTGGCATAATAATCATCACGCACATCCAAGTTCAGCAAAGCAGGGTCTTCAGGGACAGTTTGACTTAACTTGGTATATCATACTAACATTAGAGAAACTTGGATTAGCAAAGAACATTCGTCTACCTTCATAATGCAAATCTCTGAATTAGATGCCCAATGGGCTGCTAATGAATTTATTAATTATTTTAAAGACTTTAAGACTATTGAAGATTATGTTCGCTTCACTAAAGAGGCAGCAGTTAAGAAAAAGGGTAGTGCATTATTTTCTTTGAAGGATGAGTTCTTTAATGAGGACATTCATCCAGAAGAGATGGAGTTTGAAGTTAAGTTTGTTGGAGATAGATTTCAGGAATCAGTTCCTCAAGGATATTATCATGAGATGTTAACTGCAACATCCTCCCATATTATTGAGCATAATATACCAGGTAGAGAATTACGTTGGATGGTATATGAGAAAAGAAGTCAGAAGATAATAGGATTCATTCGTTTTGGTTCTCCAGTAATTAATTCTAAACCAAGGAATCAGTGGTTAGGTGAACCAGCAAATCTTTCTCTTTTGAATCGTCATACTTGTATGGGGTTTGCTATTGTTCCATCACAACCATTTGGATATAATTATCTTGGAGGTAAGTTACTTGCACTTCTTTGTGTATCTCATTTTGCAAGAGAAGAAGTAAGTAAAGTATTTGATAAGGAGATTGCTTTATTTGAGACTACTTCATTATATGGTTCTACGACTTCTGCATCACAGTATGATGGTCTTAAACCATTCATAAGGTTCAAAGGTTTAACTGATAGTAAGTTCCTTCCTTTGCTCCATGAAGAGGCATTTCATCGTCTTCATAATAGATTTACCCTGTTGAATAATAACACCCCACTCACGGACAATAGAGCATCCTCTAAGAAGATGAAACGACAGACCAAGATGATCTCTATCATTAGGAATAATTTAAAAGATCAAGAGAAGTTAGCAGAGTTTAATAGTGTTATTAAACAAGCATTTGGTCTTACTCAAAGAAAGAGGTTCTATACATCTGACTATGGATATGCTAATATAAGGGAGGTTCTTCTTGGTAAAGAAACTAAGTTGGTCCGTGGTCAGAACTGGGATAAGTTTTATCTTGAGAATATAGTTAAGTGGTGGAAGAAGAAGGCAGGTAAGAGGTATGATAAATTAAAGCAGGAAGGTAGGTTTAGAGATAAGGTCGAACTCTGGACAGAAGATACTGACATTCAAATAATACGATGACTGTATTTGAATTGGTTATTATTCCTATGTTGTTTTTAGAATACTTTGTGCAAAAGTTCTTATGTGGGATATACTATACTTACCAAAAATTTAGTTATTGGAACTTCAATCGTAAATTACCAAAATGACTGAACTTAAAGATTGGTTGAACTCTGTCAACTTTACAAAGGAGAATTTGATAGAGGAAGATCCCGATAATATCAAACAGTATGCTCCATACATTATCAATCGTTGTCTATCAGGTCACCTCGATTGTGTGTTGTTTGCGAATGAGATGAATAAATATTCTTTCCTTGATAAAGATATGCAATATTCCTTTTATCTAAATACTTTGAGGAAAAAGAAGAGATTTAGTCCCTGGCTCCGGAAGGATAAAGTCACAGACCTTGAAATCATTAAACAATACTATGGTTATAGCAACGAAAAAGCATTAAATGCTTTGAAGATATTAACCCCTGAACAAATTAATTTCATTAAACAACGACTTGATACTGGAGGGACAAAATGACTACAACAGCCTCTGAGCCTATTGTAGAGTGGTCACAGGAAAGCATGGTGGAAGTCATGCTAAATGAACCAGATGATTTTCTTAAGGTACGTGAGACTTTAACACGAATCGGAGTAGCATCTAGGAAAGAGAAGAAGTTATATCAATCATGTCATATACTGCACAAGCAGGGTAGATACTTCATTGTGCATTTCAAAGAACTATTTGCACTTGACGGTAAACATGCTAATCTCACAAGTAATGACGTACAGCGACGTAATAGGATTACTAGGTTACTTTCTGATTGGGGACTTATTTCCATAGTAAAGGAAAGTGATGTTGCTGACATTGCACCTCTCAATCAGATAAAGGTTCTTGCATACAAGGACAAAGGAGATTGGATACTAGAACAGAAGTATAACATTGGGAAGAAAACAAAACCCCAGGAAACCGAATAAAAAACTACGGGATTCAACATCCCGTTTTTTTATGGTCCGTGCTATAAATAGGTATGAACGCCGTAAGGGTTCACACAACATAAACTCGCTTAATAAGGAGCTACTAAGATGACTAACCTAGCAAGGTATCATGCAGCCAATCTTCCAGAATTAATGGAAAGTATAAGGCGCAACGGATTTGGAATGGATGATTATTTGGATCGTTTCTTTAATGAAACCCCTAATCTACAATCAAATTATCCTCCATATAATCTTGTCCATGTAAACAATGTAGAGTCTAGACTTGAGGTTGCACTCGCTGGATTCAAGAAGGATGAGATTAAAGTTTACACAGAGTATGGTAAACTAGTAGTTGAAGCAAAGATAGAACAAAAAGAAGAGAAGGATGACTTCCTTCACAGAGGACTTGCCAAGAGATCCTTTACCAGATCTTGGGCTATGTCTGATGACACTGAAGTTAGAGAGGTTAACTTTGAGGATGGGTTACTTACTGTTTCAGTAGGTAAGATTGTTCCAGAACATCATGCTCGTAAAGATTGGCTCTAAATAGTTAAAACTATTCTTCGTTATGGATTACAAAACTGCAGGTGTAGATATTGAAGCAGGTAATGCTTTTGTTGAAAGACTGAAAGAGAAGGCACCAACCATTGGTGGTTTTGGTGGTATGTTTAAGGTTCCTCGTGGATACGAGGAACCTATTTTAGTTTCTGGTGCTGATGGTGTAGGAACTAAATTAAAGATTGCTCAATTGGAATGTGGTGGTCCTGATAAGTCTGCTATGCATGGTATAGGACTTGATCTTGTTGCTATGTGTGTGAATGATGTAATCACTTGCGGTGCTAAACCATTATATTTTTTAGATTATATTTCTACTTCAAAACTTAATGAGGATTATTTAACACCATTGATGGATGGTATCCTTGAAGGGTGTGAGCAATCAGGAATGGAACTTATAGGAGGAGAGACAGCAGAGCACCCACAACATATGGGAGCTGTTGATGTAATTAAAGATCTTTCTGGATTTTGTACAGGTATTGTAGAAGAGAATGAGATTGTTAATGGTAGTATTATTAAACCAGGAGATTTAATTATTGGTATAGAGAGTAGTGGTCTTCATAGCAATGGATATAGTTTGATTCAAAGTTTGTTATTTCATCATAAGTTATTTCTTAAGGATACACCTGAATTACTTACACCAACTAGAATCTATGCTCCTTTGATTGAGTATCTTTTAAATGAAGTACCTATCTTAGGTATGTCCCATATTACTGGTGGTGGTATAGTAGGGAATCTTCCACGATGCATTCCTGACGGATTAAAAGCACATGTGGATTATAATTCTTGGACATTTCCGCCTCTCTTCAGTAAGATTCAACTTGCTGGTGAGATACCAGAAGAAGAAATGAAGAGAGTATTTAATCTTGGAATTGGGTATTGCTTGGTTGTTCCATCAGAAACATGTATAGATACGGAAGTTATTATTGATGGTCATGGATTTAAGTCCTGGACAATTGGTGAGATTGTGGTATAATTAAAGGAGGTATGAACAAATTATGACCATTAAAATTTTGGTTTTAAAATCAGGGGAGGATGTAATTGCTGATGTAAAGGAAATGCTTACGTCTGATGAGCAGGTTATGGGTTATCTTTTAAACCTACCTTGTGTGGTTAAATTGGTAAGTACTGCACCGTTAACAGCAGATGAGTCAAATCCAAAGTCTGAAACCAAATCAGAAATGTCTATTAGGATGCACCCTTGGGCTCCCCTAGCAATGGAAAAGGTAATTCCTATTACCACAGATTGGGTTGTTACTATGATAACCCCAATAGAAAAAGTTCTTAAAATGTACACAGAGGATGTATTAGAAGCATATGGAGACAATAACGAAGAAACCGATCAAGTTACTGATCTTGACGACCCAGCAGATGTTGGTCTCACAGATTGAGGAAATTGGTGCTGCAGTTCCAGGAGAACCTGACTGTAAATTAACTGAACCAATGGTTGTTACAAATGGTGACAATTTGGCTCCTTGGTTAGTAGAGGTTACCACTCAAAATGAATTTATGTTATCATCTGATAAGATACTAACTCTTATCGACCCTAAACCCACTCTACTTGAGAAATACGAAAACCTTCTTAAATAATGCAACGCTTTTATACCAACGTTCAACTTATCGGTAATCAATTACTGGTGAGGGGAGTTGATAATGGAGTAAGGTATGAACATAGGGATGAATTCTTCCCTACTTTATTTGTTAAGTCCAAGAAGAAGACTAAATATAAGACACTGAACGGAGAATCAGTTGAAGCTATTAAACCGGGAACGGTCAGGGATTGTCGTGAGTTCTATAAGAAATACGATGAGGTTGAGGGGTTTGAGATATACGGTAACGACAGGTACATATATCAATACATATCAGAGAAATATCCTGAAGATGAAATCAAGTTTGACATCAGCAAGATTAAACTTGTTACTCTTGATATTGAGGTTGCGTCTGAGGAAGGATTTCCAGATGTTGAATCGTGTACTGAAGAGATCCTCGCAATTAGTATCCAAGACTATACAACAAAGCAGATCACTACTTGGGGTGTTAACCCCTTTGAGAATAATAGGAAGGATGTAACTTATCATCATTGCGTATCAGAACATGCTCTGTTAAGTTCATTCATTAATCATTGGATGCAGGATGTTCCAGATGTGATTACTGGATGGAACATACAGTTATACGATATTCCATATATTTGTAAGCGGCTTAATAGGGTACTTGGTGAGAAGTTAATGAAGAGGTTTTCGCCTTGGGGTTTGGTCTCTGAAGGTGAGATTCATATTATGGGACGTTCTCACACTACGTTTGATGTTGGTGGTGTAACCCAACTTGATTATATGGATCTTTATAAGAAGTTTACTTATAAAGCACAAGAGTCATATAGGTTGGATTATATTGCACAAGTAGAATTAGGACAGAAGAAGTTAGACCACAGTGAGTATGATACTTTTAAGGATTTCTACACAAAGGGTTGGCAAAAGTTTATTGAGTATAATATAATTGACGTTGAACTTGTTGACCGTCTGGAAGACAAGATGAAACTGATTGAACTTGCATTGACTATGGCATATGATGCTAAGGTCAATTACAATGATGTGTTCTATCAGGTGCGGATGTGGGATACCATCATATATAATTATCTTAAGAAAAGGAATATTGTTATTCCTCCAAAGAACAAATCTCAAAAGAACGAAAAGTACGCAGGGGCTTATGTTAAAGAACCGAAACCGGGAAAGTATGATTGGGTTGTCTCTTTTGACCTTAATAGTTTGTACCCTCATCTTATTATGCAATACAATATCAGTCCAGAAACCCTCCGGGAGGCTAGACATCCCCGCGCAAGCGTTGAAAAGATATTAAATGAGGAGATAGATGACTTTGATTCCCAATATGCGACTTGTGCAAATGGAGCACAGTATAGAAAGGATGTAAGGGGATTCCTACCAGAGTTGATGGATAAGATGTATGGGGATAGGGTGGTCTTCAAGAAGAAGATGATTCAGGCAAAGAAGGATTA